TACGGACTATCGGGCAAGTCGTCTAAAGGGGAAAGATGCTGAATGAGATGGAGCATGATTGTCGAATTCGATTAAAAGATACCAACTATAAAGAATATTCAAATTATTCAATACTTGGTGAAGAATCCTACGAAGCATGTGCAAAAATCTATATTCAATACTGTGAATACAAGCAATTTGGTGATATGATACCTCTCTTTAATGAGGAATTTAATGCCAATATTGCTGAAAGGATTGGTTACTACGATAAAGATAACCAACTTTGTGCATTTACGGTATCTTTTCTTTTTCCAAGTGCAAATAGTGCTTATGCAACTTATTTTGCTTGGGACTATAAAGAACCAAAACTTGGAATTGGTAATATTGCGAACAAAAGTGAGATTGCAAGATATAAAAGACTCGGTTATGACTACTATTACCTTGGTCCTGCAATGCCTTATAAACAAAAACTACAGGGATATGAGATTGCAGACGTAAGTAATACCTATAAATTCGTAAATAATCAAATTATTTGGCATTGATGGCATATTTAAATCACAGTTTACCTGATTGGTCAGTTTACATACGTAATGAGTTCCTCTATAACCATAAAAAAGGTCATGGAGAGGTCACAAAGTGTGATATTCACTCAGTTGCAAGTATGGAGAAGCGTGTTTTACTGTTTGAAGCGTTTCTAGAGAATGGTGTAAACTGGACAAGAAGACCTTTACAAGCATTTTGTTGGAAACCAGATGCTATAATTGAACCTTTAGAGGATATTATGTACTGGGATTGCTTTTCTCCTTACATAGATGTACAAAGAAGGAACCGTTTAGCGGGTTTAGATGCAGAATTGATTCGTCCAGATGGTAAAAAGGTACTTGGAACCTATATGTGGACGTTTGATTGGTCATGGGAGAACAAAGGTATACCTGATTTGAACTTTTCAGAGACTCCAGAACACAAATGTGCTCATTTATTTAAGGTTGAAACGGGTAATTTCTATGCATACCCCAATAATCGTATAATTTGGTATGATAATTCATGGGTTTTTAATCGAATTGAAGAAAATCCAGGTTACGAAATAGATACAACAGTATATTCAGTCGAAAATAAGAGAAAAATTGAAACATCAGATCATTATATGTACGAAGTTAAAGATATAAGTAGAAAAAATGAATGATTTGGGTAAGCATTTACTACTCGAAGTGTATGATGGCACGTTTGAGCAGTTAAATGATCATGAATTTATAAAAAAGATATTTCAAAAGGGTATTTTAGAGTCAAAAAGCAAAATATTAAACTGTTATGTTCATCAATTTGATCCACAAGGGTGTACAGTTCTATTTGCACTTGCAGAAAGTCATGTATCTGCTCATACTTGGCCAGAAAAGGGGTGTTTATCAGCAGATTTTTACACTTGTGGGAATAAAGATCCAGAAATTATCGCAAATTATGTGATTGAAGCAATAAAATCAAAAAAACATAGAATTAGAATTTTAAATCGTTAGCAATTGAGTATAAATAAATCTAAAAGCATCGTTAATGGCAATTCAACGTAGATCAAGAGCATTTAAGGATATAAGTCTGTCTTTTTCACCACATCCAGTGACAAAAGATCTTCCTGTGCTACTTAATGAACGTGCAATTACCAGATCAGTGAGAAATTTAGTCGAAACAATACCTACTGAGAGGTTTTTTAACTCTTTACTTGGTACTGACATCAGAAGTTCTCTATTTGAGAACTTTCATGCATCAACTGTTACTATTATAGAAGACCAAATTCGTGAATCTATACGAAATTTTGAACCGAGAGTGGGTGAAATCGGTATTGAGATCGAAGCAAGACCAGATTTAAACGAATTTGAAGTAAAAGTGATATTTGATATCGTAGGTCTTGAAGTTCCGACTCAATCATTCACTTTCCTTTTAGAACCAACGAGATAATATGCCCTTTACTCAATTTACAAACCTAGACTTTGAAGATATCAAAGTACAGATCAAGGATTTTTTACGATCAAACTCAAATTTTACTGATTTTGACTTTGAGGGTTCTAACTTTTCAGTTTTAATTGATACTTTAGCGTATAACACATATATTAATGCATTTAATGCTAATTTAGTTGCGAATGAATCATTTTTAGACTCTGCTACTATTCGTGAGAACGTTGTTTCACTTGCAAGAAACATAGGTTACATACCACGCTCCAGAACCGCTGCAACTGCTACAATTAAGTTAAATGATGTAGACTTAGGTACAACAACTGATGCCACTCCTAAGTCATTAAAACTACGTTCAGGGTTAGTTTGTATTGGTAATGTAGAAAATACAACTTATAGATTTTCATTACCTGAAGAAGTTACATCTACAAGAGTAAGAGATATAGATGGGACTTCATTTGCCCAATTTGATAATGATATTACAGTTTATGAGGGAACTTACCTTCAGAGAGTATATCGTGTAGATACTACTGTTGACCAGAGATATATTATTGATAGTCCAGGTATCGACAGTTCAACTTTAAGAGTTTATGTCGCATCAGTGAGTGATTCAACAATCGGTAGAAAGTATAGTCAGGTAGATAACATTTTAACTTTAGATAAAACTTCTGAAATTTACCTAACACAAGAAGTTCAGGATGAAAAATACGAAATATTATTTGGAGATGGTTTTTTTGGTAAAAAATTAGAAAATAATCAAATAATCACTGCAACTTATATTGTAACTGATGGATTAGATGGAAATGGTCCTTCTGAGTTTAGTTTTCAAGGAACATTCTCTAAGGATGATGGATCTTTCTTTACACCATCTGACAATGTTGACATTACTACTGTAAGAAACGCTTCTAATGGTGCAGAAGTTGAAGATGTGTCGTCTATTAAGTATTTGGCACCAAGACTTTATTCTGCACAGTATAGAGCAGTTACACCAAGAGATTATGAGGCAATAATTCAAACAATTTTCCCACAAACAGAGTCAGTTGCAGTTATAGGTGGAGAGGAACTTGACCCACCACAATTTGGTAAAGTTCAAATAAGTATCAAACCTAAAAATGGTACATTTGTATCAGATTTTGATAAGTCACAAATTAAAAGTAAATTAAAGAGTTATTCTATTGCAGGTATCAATTCTGAAATAGTAGACTTGAAAATATTATATGTTGAACTTGATTCAACAGTATACTATGATCCTTCTGCAATTGCTTCTAGTAATAATCTAAGAAGTGATATTATATCAGCATTAAATTTATATTCTGAAAATGTAGAAATGAACAAATTTGGTGGTAGATTCAAATATAGTAAAATTAATCAACTTATTGACCGTGTTGATAATGGTATTACTTCTAATATCACTAAAGTTATTATCAGAAGAGATTTGAAGGCATTATTAAATCAATTTGCTCAGTATGAACTTTGTTTTGGCAACCGTTTTAATATTAATCCTGCAGGTTATAACATAAAGAGTACTGGATTTAGTGTATCTGGAAGTTCAAATATTGCATATTTGACAGATGTGCCAAATAAAGATGCTGCTGGTAATTTAGACGGAAGCATGAAAGGCACTATTAGTATTGTAAGTAAAAATAATAAAAATCAACAGGTTGTTTTAGTTAAAGATGCTGGTGGTGTTGACTATAAGAAAGGTGAGGTGATACTTAACACTATTAATATATCATCAACAGTTGCTCAAAACAATATCATCGAAGTTCAAGCATACCCTGAATCTAACGATGTAATAGGTCTTAAGGATTTATTTGTCAGTTTTAACGTATCGAATAGTACCATAAATACGGTTAAAGATGTAATTGCATCGGGAGAAGATGTTTCAGGTGTTGTGTTCACAAGAGACTACTTTACCTCAAGTTACTCAAATGGAGTCCTAGAGAGGAAATAATTTATGTCACAATTTGACAAAAGAATTAATGTCAATACAATTATTGAAAATCAGTTACCAGAGTTTATACTGTCTGATTTTCCCAATGCTACAGAATTTTTCAAGCAATATTATATCTCTCAAGAATTTCAAGGAGGTCCAAGTGATCTTATCAACAATTTTGATCAATATTTAAGAGTTGATAATCTTGTACCAGAAGTTGTTGTTGGTCTAACAAGTATCTCTTCAGCAATATCTACATCAGATACAACTATTAATGTTCCAAGTACAAAAGGATTTCCGAGTGAGTATGGATTATTAAAGATAGATGATGAGATAATTTCATATACTGGTATTACCTCAACATCCTTTACAGGTTGTATTCGTGGATTTAGTGGAATAACTGGATATAATGTTGGAGTTTCTTCATCCCTGCTTGAAATCAATCAAGAAAAATTAAAATTTGAAGATACATTAGCAGCATCACATACCTCTGGATCATCTCTAACTAATCTTTCTGTATTATTCGTACAAGAATTTTACAAAAAGATGAAGAAGACCTTTTTACCTGGTCTTGAAAATAATGATTTTACTGAAGATTTGGACGTTGGTAATTTTGTAAAGTTTGCTCGTTCTTTCTACCAATCAAAAGGTATAGAAGAATCAATAAGAATATTATTCAAAGTATTATATGGTGTTGAGTCAACAATATTAGATTTAGAAAATAATTTAATCAAACCCTCAAG